TGGATTAGAAAGAGGTACTATACCCAATGTGCCCGTAGATCAGATGCAAAGTATTGAAATCTGGACAATGCTTCAAAAAGGAAATAAAATTTTAGGCGAAAAAGTTAGAGAATTTTATAAAAGCGTTCCTGCAGAAAAAATTCAAGATAGAAAAAAAACTTCTCTTATTCAAACAGATTCTATTATTTTAAAAGGGGAACAATATAATTACAATGATTTAAAATCTAAATTTTATCTTGGTGTTGATATTAACACACCTTGGCATGAACTATTAAATTTAAAACCTCGTAACAAAGAACACTATGTAAATTACACTCAATATTTAAAAAATATTATAGAAAACGGCAATTACAAAAAATCTAAACGTATTCTTTTATCCACGATTCACGGAGCTAAAGGACTAGAATCAGCCAACACAGTTCTTAATTGTGATTGGCCTCGCTTACCTTACGATACTTATTGCAAAGGAGAAAAACACAGAGATGATGAGATACGAGTTTTTTACGTAGGAACTACTAGAACTAAATATAATTTATTCTTGTATCAACCTGATTTTTCCTTTGGAGAATATAAAGGAATGAAGCACAATAATTTTTGGAACAAAATAAGAGGTAGATAATGGACAAATTTGACTGGAATAATTATTCATTTGATGACTATGTTAATGCACTTCCTTCTGTTTTCTATAGGACCATTAGACCTAATAGAAGTTGGACATACAGTACAGGAGGTAAATCTGTTATTACTAATTGTCCATGCCACGATGACCGTAATCCCAGCTTTTGTATGAGCGAAGGAAAAAACAGAGTTATTTACCATTGTTTTGTAGGGTGCACTCAAAAAGATTTAACAAATTATTTTAGGAAACATTTACCATGATATATAAAAACGTATTAGGAAAAGATTTTAAAAAGAAAGATGAGGCATATAAATATTTTAGGGAAAAAATTAATGAATTCACAGTTCCATACTCAACAAATTACACTGTAATAACTGAAGAAACTCCCATTAAACAATCAGAAATAAAACAACTATCAAAAGATTATGGATCTTACACACAAGAATGGGAAACGAGAAAATCCCATGCAGCAGGAATAGATCAGTGGTGTGTAATGAGAAATTTTGTTAAAAAAACTGAATCTATTTCTTTAGGTTTTCTTAGAAATAGAAAAGAAGGAGAAAGCAGGCTAGGTGCAATACTACCAGAAGCTGTAACAGCTAAAAAAATATTTAAGTGTTTTGGTAAAGGAGAGTTTAATCCAAAAGAAATTTTAAATGGTGCTTTACGTAATGAAATTAATGACCAAATAGAAGATTTTAGAAGAAAGCTTAAAGACCCTAATATATGTGCATGCTGTGGAAAAAGGTTTTTCCCACAAGAAATGGTTGTTGATCACATTTTTGAGTTCAAAGATATAGTTAAGGAATTTTTTAAAATTGAAGGCTGGGAAGAGTTTATGATGAACTCTTTATACAAAGAAGCTGATGGTGTTCTTTATAGAATACAGGAAGTCTCTTACGACGATGAATTTTATCCCGATAGTCCAAGACAAGAATGGCAAGAATTTCATAAAAAAAGAGCAACTCTTCAAATGCTATGCAAAGGTTGTCATGGTATGAAAACTTATGCAAAAAGGATACCCAGCAAATATGAATAAAGATAGCGTGTGGAAAAAACAAATCGGCGGGAAACATTATATCAAATATAAAATTCAGCCAAGTAAGTTTGTAGTTGAGAACAAGTTGCTTTATCCGGAAGGATGTATTATAAAATATATTTTAAGACATCAAAATAAAGGAGGAAAGCAAGATTTACTTAAGGCAAAACATTTTATAGATATGATTATTGAAAGAGACTACTCATAAATGAAAGATCCTCAATCAGAAGCTTTAATATCCGATCTTCTTTTTATCACAATGGTATGCATAGTCATGTATCGTGTAATGAAAGTAGTTTATAATATATGAAAGAACCTTTATTCAAACCCCAAACCGAGTGGCTTCCGCCAACTAAGTTTCCAGATTTAAGAGATTGTAAAGAAATTGCCATTGACTTGGAAACCAAAGACCCATTGTTAAAAACACATGGATCAGGTTCCGTTGTGGGGAGAGGACATGTCACAGGAATTGCTGTCGCAGTAGATGGCTGGAAAGGATATTATCCCATTGCTCATGAAGGTGGTGGTAATATGGACAAGGATGTTGTTTTAAAATGGGCAAAAAAACTTTTACTTACTGAAGCTGATAAAATTTTTCATAATGCAATGTATGATGTTTGTTGGCTACGTGCGATGGGATTTAAAATTAATGGGCGCATCATTGATACAATGATTGCTACTTCTTTGATTGACGAAAATCGAGGTCGTTACGATTTAAATTCTGTTTGCAGAGATTATATTCATGAATCTAAAAACGAGTACTCTCTTCAAGAAGCAGCCAAATCATGGGGTGTAGATCCTAAACAAGAAATGTACAAGCTGCCGGCCATGTATGTTGGAGAATACGCAGAAAAAGATGCCGAACTAACATTAAAATTATGGCAAGTGTGCAAACACGAGATTCAAATTCAAGATCTTTGGGATATTTTTGATTTAGAAACTGATTTAACACCCTGTCTCATCGATATGAGATTCAAAGGGGTAAGAGTTGATATAGAAGAAGCTGAAAAACTTAAGAAAATGATGGGGAATGAAGAAAAAAGTCTCCTTCAAGAAATTAAAAAAGAAACAGGAATAGATGTACAAATCTGGGCGGCAGCATCCATCGCTACGGTATTTGATAAATTAAAAGAACCCTATGAGCGAACAATCAAGACTAAGGCACCAAGCTTTACTAAAAATTTCTTAGCAAACCATACTCATCCTATTGTTAAGAAAATAGCCGAGGCGCGTGAAATTAATAAAGCCCATACCACATTCATTGATACAATTATTAAACATGTTTTCAAAGGTAGAATTCATGCAGATATAAATCAACTTAGATCTGATACTGGTGGTACAGTTACTGGAAGATTTTCTTATTCTAATCCAAACCTCCAGCAGATACCTGCACGGAACAAGGACCTCGGACCAATCATTCGTAGAATTTTTATACCAGAAAAAAATCATTCATGGGGATGTTTTGATTATTCCCAACAGGAACCAAGGCTAGTAGTACATTATGCAGTTTTACAAAAACTTTATGGAGTTGATAAAATTGCAGATGCGTATCAGAAAAACAATGTAGATTTTCATAAAATAATTGCAGATATGGCTGAGATTCCGAGGTATCAAGCAAAAACAATTAATTTAGGATTATTCTATGGAATGGGTAAAGCTAAATTACAAGCCTCTCTAGGAGTGAGTAAGGAAAAAGCCGAAGAACTTTTGGGTAAATATCATACAGAAGTTCCTTTCGTTCGACAACTGATAAAATCTGCCATGAACAGAGCACAGGATCGTGGCCAAATACGCACTCTGAAAGGCCGTCTATGTCGTTTTCCTTTATGGGAACCAAGTCAATTTGGAATTCATAAAGCATTACCTCATGAAGCAGCACTCGCGGAACACGGACCAGGGATCAAGCGCGCCTACACTTACAAAGCTTTAAATAAACTAATTCAAGGAAGCGCTGCTGATATGACAAAAAAAGCTATGATTGATTTGCATAAAGAAGGAATTATACCACACATACAAGTGCATGATGAACTAGATATATCTATTAAAAATAAACAGCAAGCAGATCAAATAATAACTATTATGGAGGAAGCAGTTTCACTTGAAGTTCCCAATAAAGTAGATTATGAGTGTGGAGATAATTGGGGCGAAATAAAACCTGCGTACAATTAGGAGGAAATATGGAACAAGCAAAAAAATTATGGGCATTAGCATTAGCTCATAAAAAGATTTCTATTGCTGTAGCAGTAGTAGTTGTTTTAATAATCATAGCAAGTTAGGACTTTATGTTGGATGGCATACTTAAACGCGAATATTCCTGTGACTTACGCACAGATCAGGAGAGAGTATCTCTATGATCTTAAGGAACATCATGGAGAAGCTGAAGACTGTATCATTTTCGCGTTGGCTAGTATCACTGGTCGTCCGATTTTATTCCATGCCATTATGGAAAACGGTGCAGTCTTTTACCGTTTACCCATCTCTGCATTTATCCAAAAAGGCTATAATGTCAAAGAGGTTCCTCGGCTGCGACTTGATGAGTTGGAGCTATGGAATTGCTTTAGTTACTATCCTAGCGTTACTTCTTTTGATGTCTTGGACGGTCAGTCCGGTAAATTCATAGGTAAAGACAAAAAATGGCGTTCCGGTGCATACCTTTTTACAGTTGACTGGGCTCATCCAGAGAGTAATATAGTCGACACGGATCATTCAGAAATCCCGCAGGAGCATAAGTGCGCTCACATAATGGCCTTGGATGACGGCAATTATGCGGCTCAGCCAAACAATAGACTAATCTGGAGTATTCCTTCCTTTACGGTAAGGGATGAAATACCATTCGATTGGAAGGTACAAACTTCCGAATGGAATGTTGAAGATGATCGTAAATGGGTAACAGAAGATACCGATAAGTACTTCTATAATATTGAGGAGACCAAGGATGATTAAAAAAATATGGAAAATAATATGTAGTCCATGGAATAAATTTGTTAAATGGTTATCAAGTGGATTACCTAAAGGAAAAGATGACTAAGTGTAAAGATTGTTTGTGTGATTGTCACTGTAATATAAGCGGACATTCAGATGCTAATGGTGTATGTGCATGCGAAAAATGTAATTGTAATCCTCAAGGAATTACAGTAAATAATGACGAGTGTTTATCATGCCAGTAGACAAAACAAAATGTTGTAATATGCATACCAAAGAAAAGGAACAGTCTGGCGAATGCTGTCAACTTGAAGATCAAGAAAAAGCAGAACAAGACACCTATGAACACTCAATTAAAGCAAAGGAGCAAAAATGAATAAATTATTTCTAGTGCTCGCACTGTTATTTGCCTTGAGCGCCTGCTCGGTAGGCAAAAAATGTACTTATACCCAAGAAGGAACGAAGATTTCGTCTTATGTATGGTTCTTTCAGGGCGACAAGCCGATTGATTTAGATAAAAACAATTGTTCTTAGGAGTTTATGGAAATTGATGAAGTATTTATATACGTTTTTAATGCTAACACTATTGGTGTGTTCAACAGCTTACGCAGGATCCACTCAGTCTAACGTTTCTGGGTCTAATACCGCTATTGAAGGTGGATACGAATCTAGCACGACTTACGAATCAGGAAGTGAATCATCTTCAACAACAACCAATACAACAACTTCTAATATAAGATCATCACCTCCGACGGCCGGCGCACCTTCCTATAATTCCATGACACAAGATGTATGTGCCGTTGGCGCATCGGCAGGAATACAAACGTTTGGACTTGGAGTATCTGGTGGTAAACACTTCATTGACAAAAATTGTGAACGACTTAAACTAGCTCGGATTCTAAATGACTTTGGCATGAAAGTGGCAGCGGTTGCTATACTCTGCCAGGATGAAAGAGTATTTGAAAGCATGATTCAAGCAGGAACACCTTGCCCTATCGATGGTAAGATTGGAAAAAATGCTCAGGCTTTATGGAATAAATATGATTTTGAAAGACCTGATTATAAAGCTTACGTTAAACGTATGAAATTAAGAGAAAAAGTTAAACCTGTTATTAATTCTGATCCTCTTCCGGCGGATAAGTCCACTGATAAAAAGGTTCAATGGCAAGATCCAAAATAAAAACTATCATTATAGCTTTTTTCTGTAGCTACTTATTGGCAAGTTGTTTTGCTAATGCAGTTAAAGCAGAAGACGTAATCACAGGAAACATTTTACCCAACGCTGGCAATTCAGTCAGCTCTTATAACAGCGGAACTACTCCAGTCATATCCGACAATACTTCCAATACTACCATGAGTAACAACACCACTTTGGATGGATTTGCCATCACCTGCGATACAGCCAATGGACAAGATGGTGGTTGTGGTGCATTTTTTACTTATGATAAAGCGGTGGAAGCTGCGCACGATTTAAAAATTACTTCTACAGCAACCTTAGTAGGCATAGACGGCACCGGTCAAACGTCGAGTAATACCATTACTTCTACAGCCGACAAACTCGATAATGGCATCACGCTAGACAGTACCATCGACATGCAAAACTGTGAATGGTCCGGTTCGGCTTTTGCCTGTGGCGACAGCACTGGGGCAGCAGATAGCTATACCGTTAAAATCCGGATACTGGATAGTAGCGATGAGGAATTAGCAACTGTAACTCAAACAAGAACCACAGATGCAGGTTATTATGCCAACTCAAAAACTTTCACCAACCAATTAATTTATACAGGTAAAGGAGCCAGTAAGTACGAATGGTCCTGGAATGGCGTCGATGGCTCAGGTTCAACGGTGACACATTATAATCAACGAGGTCCTAACTTATTAGGAGCAAAATTATTGATGACTTTTGATAGTGAAGACTATGTTACAATATCAACTGAATCACAAACCGCTCTCACCAGTGTGATTACAACTTTTGCAGAACTAGAAGAAACTTTTGCTGAAGCAGTTAGCGTTCTTACAGAGGACCCCGTAACATTTTCTATGGAGATAGAAGAAGAGGCTTCTTTTGAAGAAACTCTTTCTTTTGAAGAAGAAGAAGTATTTGAAGAAACGGTAATAGAAGAATCAA